CTTTGTCATATTAAGTCCTCTAAAATTAGAAAAAAAAGGCCACCCCAATTAAGGGATGACCTATAAAAGTTATGAACTTTTGATTTCTACAGCGCACTCAGGGCGAAGTATTCCGTGACCCATTAAGTACTTAGCGGCCATCAACGTACCTTGATACATGATGTTATAATCTCCGCTTGTCTGTTCGACAGTTAGATCCATCAACTTCACAGTTCCGATAGCTTCTCTATGGAAGACTAGAGCTGTTGTTGTACTGAAGTTACCTGCGTAAGTGTTCTGCTCACCAGTTGCGGCTGATACGTTACTTGAAGGTAGGTTATTGGTCTTCACAATGTGAATACCTGCTACTTTCAATACGTCACCTTCAGCATAAGCACCTTTACCACCCCAGTCACGGTTGATTACGTTAGTGGTTTGGACAAGGTTGTAATACTGCGCTGGTTTAACCAGAGCGTATCTATCATTCTCTGGAACGTCTTTTTCGTCCAACGCTTGAGCCGCATCAAAGATAGCGGCCGCCATGTCAGCACCAGCAGTGCCAGAGTTTGCAGATGTGATTGCAGAACCACCAGAACCACCTGTTACGGTAGTTGAGGCTCTTGCGGCTAGGCCAACAACTCTCATGGTTTGCTCATCGAATTTCTTTCCGAGAGCCATACCAAGTAGTCGAGAGTATTCTGACCTAATATCGTAGTGGTTTTTAGCCTCATCGATATCAGCAATGAATGTATCTGCAATAAGAACGTCATCTATATTGATTACACGTTCTGCATGTTTAATATTTTGAGTACCGAGTAACGGTGTGCCTACAGCATGGTATGCCGCATTAGCTTTGCCCGTTACGGGGAACTGTGCAGACTTGCCTGAAGAAATAGTTCTTGAGACATGTAAGTCTGCCATTACGTTGTTTTCTGAGAATGCAGTAAGAACTTCGTTCCCAAAAACCTTAAGAAAGAGAGCGTTCTGTTCAGCGTAGTTTGCTACTGCACCGTTAACCGAACCCAGTCTTGAAGGGGTTGCGTTAGCCATTATTAATTTTCCTTGTAAAAGTAATTTTTAAAACGACTTTCTCTAAGGACATCATCGAAGTTGTCAGTCGCAACTGGCCTCATTTCTGTATGTTAGTAGATAGTCCAACTGCCTAAAGAGGCATGTTATTTTTTAAATATTTGAACGTCCAATTTTAGCTTCAATATCACTTCTGTAAGCTGAGTCTTTCTTGTAGCGAGGGTCTTTCATGGCCTCCACTACTTCTGCTGTAGACCTAAAAGCATCTCTAGTGATACCCTGTGGTTTACCTTGAACGAGATTTGGTTCTGAACCTTCGGCACTTTCACGCTTAGACATCAGCCATTCGACTGCCATCTTAGCATTGTCCGTACTTCCAGCGACCATAGAATTGTAAAGCTCTAACTCTTTGGTAGGCATATTATCTTTAGCCCAACCAGTTAGGTCATTATATCCTTCGTCTCCACCTACAATATCCATTACTGCATTAACGTCAGCAGTCTCACTAGATTTTACTCCAGCAAGATAGGTATCAACCATTTCTTTTGGATATCCCATCTTTTCTAATTCACTAAAGCTGTCTTCTGAGAGTTCACCTTTAGCGGCAAATTCGTCAGAGAACTTAGTTAGTTCATTATTAGAGGTAGTAGGGGGTTCTTCAGTTGAAGCCTCAGGTTCTGCTGGTGCTTCTTCTTTATTTCCAGATGAGAATTTCTTCTCTAATTCAGTATAAGACTTTGCCATATCTTCAGCAGACTTAAACTTCTCTGGGAGCCACTCTGGTCTGTCTTGGTTATCCTGACTAGCTTCCTCGATTGGAACTTCAGGGCCAGTTTCAGGCTCTTTAAATGTAACAGAGTTTTCAACCATTAAAAATCTTCCCTTGTAGTTTTAGGACGAGTTAAAATTGCTGGAGAAGCTAATCGACCAACTACGGTCTTAGAGTTCTTACTAGCTTCTACTTCTTCTGTTTCTTTATTGTCCGTCTTGTTGGGACTTTTGGGCTTCGACATATGAATTTCCTAGTTGTTTAGCCCCTTCCTGCATCACGCTTGGCCCAGCCGCTTGTGCTAACTGTGCCATTTGAGCTTGTTGCTGTTCTTGAGCTATTTGTTCTTCTGATTTTATTAGACCTTCGGTATCTATTCCAAGTGCTGTAGCTCTTCTCTTTATGTAGTCTTGTAGGTTTACATATTGAGATAGAACTTCTGGCCCTAGAGCCTGTGTCATTCCTTGAATAAATAAGTCTAATTTTCGTAAGTCATGTCCACGACCTAATGCTTCCATTCCAGTAACGATTGTAGGTTTAACTAAATCTTTAGGGAGTTCTGGTAGCTTCTTGTCTTTAGTAAGGACAACGATTTTACGATTAACATACGGTAGCTGAAACTCTTGTGAGAGTATTGAATAAATACCACTAAGGGTATCCTCAAGTTCTCCTGCCAGATATCGTATTTCTTCTGCGGTTACTCTCTCACCATTTCGTTGAACTGATGATTGGAGCATGAACTGTTGAGATAGTCTCTCTTCAATTCCCTGCATAGCTTGGTAGGCAACTCTGAAGTCGTTAAACTTGTCCATCTGTAGGACAGAAACGTCATCACGGTTACCTTCAACTATCGCACAGTTATCTGCCTGAGCGATGGTTCTCATTCGGGTAGTTCCATTTGGGTTTACCATGAATAAGACTTTGGCGGCTGAGGCGGCTCCTTCGACTATCGCTTGCGAAAGACCCTCAAGAGAACGTAGGTCTCCTAAAAGCTCTTCTACGAACCCTCTGCCATAATCTTCGCCATCTATACGGCTAAACCTTAACGGTAAAAACGGTACATTGTCTGGCTTATACTTACCTCTAGAACCTTTAATAACAGTTCCTTTTACTTCCTGATAAACATGGAAGAAATTATTCTTACGTTCAACATGAGTAAAGATTTCTACGCTTCTTTCGTCACCTTCAAGTTTGCCAGCTATCATAGATGCTGTCTCACCATCGAGTGAATTAGGAGATACTTGTTCAACACAAACAATCTCTAGCACTTCACCATTAGGCGCACGGTTCACAACGTAGCTGTCTAGGTGCATTACACGTATCTTTTTAGCACCAATTTGAAGGAGAACATTACCACCTACAATAAGATGCTTTAATGCCTCATGTACCGCAACTCTATCACCTGAGCTTTCAATCTCTGACATAACTGCACGTTCATATTCTCCGAGCTGTTTCTCAACATTAGTCCTAGCTTCTGGGTCTTGTGACATTTCACTTAACGTATAAGGCTCGACCATTAGTCGAAAGAAAGGAGAGTTGGGTGGTAGGAGAGCTAGGCTCAATTTTGAGGCTAAGTTATTAACTCCTCTTGCACCTATGCCTTGATAGGGTTGATACAGCTCACTTCCTTCACCAAAACCATCTTGGGGAATGAGAGAAGGGATTGTAAGTTCAGAGCAGTCTCTAGCTCTTGAGAGGTAGTTTTGCCGTGTATGTTCAAGAGAACGGTATCGAGCTTCGGCTGTACCATCCATATTCTAATCCTTTATGTAATTTGTAATCCCGTGGCTCTATCCATTGATGAAACCGTAGGGTCTAAATCAACTTTAAGCTGACTAGTTCCTTTTGCTTTTTTAGATACACCACCTTTTTCAACACCGTCAGTCGCATCGGGGTCGTACAAATTAGTCATTACTGGGTCTACGGCTTTTGGTGCGGCCGCTGGTGGTGGTGGTGCTGGGCTAGATCCTCCGAAACACATATTTTATTCCTTATTTTTTGAAAGTTGTTCTTCTTGCATGGTTATTAAAAAGTCTACGATTGACCTCTGGCCACCTCGAAACATTAACTGTTCAATAGCTTCATGTGAGTGGGGTGATTTGTGCGGAAATCGCTCTTGTAATTCTTTTATTAATTCGTCTGAAATATATGGAAACATTTTATATCCTCTATAGTGCAACCTTTTATAGGCCAGCCTAAGCTGACCTATAGTTTCGTCTAGTTTCCGCAGGTTCCACCTGAGCCAGAAATATCGCAGATGTCGTGAGCCTCAATATGCTCCTCGAACTCTTCGCCTAATTTCTCTCGTGCTTCAGTGTAAGGTACGGATGTTAATGGTTGGCCGCCTCTGCTTCCATCTGGATAGCAGGTGAAACCACGCAGTCTGCTGGCATAACTCGCTAGTGTTTTAGCAAAGTCTTCAACAGTATTCTCGTTGTTAAGTTTGTCTCCCCAAGCTGGGAGATTTATTGTCGAACTAATGCTCATGTCTACATAGTCTTGAACATCAGCTTGGAACTTCATTCTGCGTTCATAATCAGAAGCTAAATCTAACGCACTTTCGATTTCGTCAGGGTCAGTTCCATAGAGGTCGATAAGTTCTTGAGCCGCATTATCTACTACATACTGGTAGACCCAGCGTGTATTGCCTTTGAGGTATCTACGTTTGTAGGCAACGGCAAAGATAGGTTCGATACCTGTAGATGTTCCAGCGAGTATTCCGATACTGCCAGTAGGGGCTATTGCTCTATTGGCTACGGGTCTACTGATACTTAATTCATCAGCAAAGTCCCTTGATACTTTATCAGATACACCACGGTAGACTGATAGCCACTGGTGTAACTCAGGAGTTACTTCGTATTTATAACCCTTTTTGATGAGCCATTCATGGACACCCATAAAACCTAGTCCAAGCCTTCGGTTCTTCTCTCGAACATCACCTATCTTTTTATAAGGCAACTGAGCTTTGAGAGTTCCACATATTAGGAACTTAGTTGCTAGGGTGACTACATCACTTAACTCTTCAAGACTTTCTATTCGTCCAAAGTTAAGTGAGCCTAAATTACATACATCACTATCATCTTCTGATGTAACCTCAGTACAAGCATTCCTTAATGTTTCGTTTTCTTTATCAAAGAAATTAAAGGAAAACCCCGGTTCGGCTGTCTGCATTGCTTGTCTTACATTTTGTAGAAAAACGTCACCGACTTCCCCAGTTTTGTAGTAGTTCATTAACCAGTCTGTATCATAATTAACAGATACATTTGTCATATCTAACGGGGCGGCAAAGTTAAAATCATCCTGCTTAATATCCCAGAGAGTTTTACCCGTACTACCAACAGGCATTGATGCCCAATCTTTAGCACTAAGGAACTCATTGATGTCTGGATGTTGCCAATTGAGAGAGGCGTAGATAGCTGAACGTCTGCTTCCACCTTGCATCACTCGTCTACCAATCTCATTAATCATATTCATCTTAGGAATAGGGCCAGAGGCTTGACCACCAGTTCTCTTTATAGGTGTTCCAGCACCACGGTAGACAGAGTAGTCTACTCCAATGCCACCACCTGTCATCAGACAGCTTTCAGCTTTCCAAGATAGATCAGCCCAATCTTGACGAGTATCTTCTTCAGCCTTCAATAGATAACAATTATTAAAGAACTTATTCTGTCTTCCTGCGTAGTAAAGATATCGTCCAGCAGGGATGAACTTCATGTCCGTTATGTATTCTTTAAGCTGGGCTTTCTCTTCTCTAGTAAACCACAAGAATAAATCGGGGCTAGTACAAACGTCATCTACGAGTGTGTTTGCTAGAGCTTCCCAAGTTTCAGCTCCTTCGTGTCGATATTTGAGATTAAAGATTTCTTCAGAGAACTTAGAACGAAGCATAGGATTAAGATTAGATTTGTGCTTCATTATCGGCTGTCTCCCATTCCCTTTAGAGTTCCAGCATTTTGTCGAGCTTTTAGCTTCTCTAGGTTTTCTTCAGCCACCTCAGTTAAAGATACGCCTAATAGACTAGACAACTCAGCTATAAACCAAAGCACATCACCCAGCTCTAGGATGACATCCTCAATAGGGAAATCGTCTGTGTCTTTTCTATAGTACTTGGCAACCTTACCAGCGACTTCACCAGCTTCTGATGAAAGCCCTAAGGTTAAATACTGTAGTGCAGTCTCCGAAGGATATACTGCGGTTTCTCTTGCTAGGTGTTGGTAGTCATCAAGGCTAATGCCCATCATAGGTATGACGTATTCAGTCATTACAATATATCCTTCTTGTTGAGTTGATTGATACGCATTTCTGCATATCGAATGACCTTCATTAGGTCGGTGATTTCTGATTGGGTTTTGTCCATACCGTCATAGATTTTCTTTCCACAACGACTGGAGTATTTGATGATATTTCCACGCCAAAACTCCATGTCATTCTTCATAATGAATGTGATGGGTTCGATTGCTAAATTAGTATAATGGGGTGGTTTATTTATGATGTTATCGGGGGTGTCCAAAGCGATACTTCCTCTTTCTTATAATCTTCAAATCTTAAAATTCGAGCTACTCTTGCTTGGATAAGAGCTTCCTCTTCACCCAGCCCTTTCTTGCGATAAGTAGAGGTAACCAAATCCCACATAGAAGCTTGGTCGAAGGCAAAGCCTAAGAGCTTAGTAGCGGCCACTGGGCCAACTGTTGGACAGCCTGAGTATCCATCGGTTGCATCCCCAACGAGGGTTTGAAACATGTGCCAGTAGTCGGCTTGGAACTCTGAGTTTTCTGTGAGTGTTTTGTGTTCGGGATTGTAAAGTGAACAGGGGATTGTCTTGAGGTCTTTATCCTCTGAAATGATTATTCTTTTTTCATCAGTAGGTTCTGTTCCAAGAATACCCAGAACATCATCCGCTTCTAATGTATCCCATATAACAGCATCATAATTATCAATCAGCTTCTGTCTTACCACAGGTAGAATAAGTGGTTTACGAGTAGCTTTTCGATGTGCCTTATAAGAAGGTAAAACTTCCTTACGCCAGTTCTCAGTATCAGTAAGACAGAGAGTTACTTTCTCGGTTTCAAACCTATCCTTCCATTCTGTTAATCTATTGTTGAAGTATAGCAGGGCATCATCTTCAAAACCGTGCATTGTCCAGAAACCTTCTGTCCACTCTATTGGCTTTTCGCTATGAGCAGATGCTTTAAATAGAAGGATGTCAGCATCAATTAGTAGGTGGTTCATTGAACTCCTCCTTTAGTTTCCATGTGGGTTAAATCGGTAAGGTCGTGACTTGTCATTTCATCGAAGAGAAACTTACCTGTGTTCCAAAGGAGTGCTTTAAACTCCTCATCTTTTGCTTGGTCTCCAAGTGTGGCGACATGTGCAATCATATTTGCATAAGAGAGAATACAAACATGTTCACTATCCAGTTCTTCTGGTGGGAGCATAGTTCGTATCCCTATAGTTTCATAAAATGTTTATCTTGCTCGGTGTGTACTTTTCGGTGACAGTTCGAACACAAGAGGTGGCACTTCTCGACTTCAGCGATGAGTACTTTCCATTTCCTAGTCATTTCTTTTTGACCTACTGAAAATGATTTTTGTGAAGCATCGTGATGATGGAAGTCGAAAAGGTTTGGATGGTATTCGCCATCGCATCTTTCGCAGATGCCACCTTTGTATTTGATTAAGTCACGCTTTCGTTGGCGAACTCTTTCTCTGTTGTAGATAGATTTAGGATTATTAGTGTGTGTCTGCCCAATTACTCCCGACTTTGTATTCTCCAGTGATTGGCACTCTAAATCCGTAGTATTCTCCAGCGAGTTGAAAAGATTTAACTGCTGATTGACCAACGTCATCGGCAATTCCTTCCTTCGCTATGAGCTGTACCTCATCGTGGACATGGGCAACTTGTGCGTAGTCCTCTCCGAAGGTTAAGCCTTTTTCATTTAATAATTTGTAAAGGATGACTGTGCTTCTTTTGGCGAGTAACGCCCCAGCACTTTGAAGTAATGTATTAAGAGCCGCATGTTTATGGCGGATAGGTAATATACGTCCATCTAAACCACGCAAGCATCCTGTGCTTTTCACTTTGTCATCTACTGCTTTTCGTAAGTTCTTAAGGGCAGGGGTTCTATTTAAGAATTTGTTAAGTAAACTCTGACCCTCCGCTGGGTTACCGCCTATTATCTCACCAATCTTTGAAGCACCTGCTCCGTATAAGAAAGCATAGATAAAAGACTTTACAGTATTCCTATTAGTTATCCCTGTGGCTTTCATATTGGCCTCATGGATATCCCCATTAACAACGATATCAGCATACTTGCCGCCATCGTATCGAGCCATCATATGGGCAAGACATCTGAGTTCTAAACCAGATAAGTCAGCACCAACGAGCTTATAGCCCTTGGGTGCATGGAATAGTGTTCTGCATTCAAGGCCGTAAGGTGAGCCTACTCTCGGTGTTTGTGCTATGTTTGGCTGTGAATGTGTACATCTACTTGTCAGACATCCATTAGTATTTACTCGACCATGAAGCTTGCCATCTTTAACCAACTTCAACCAAGCGTTCTTACCTGTTGAGAGCTGACCTATACGTTTAGCTATAAGTAGATACTCACTAAGAACCTTAGCTTGGGGGAAGGGAAGTTTAGCCAATACTGTTTCATCAACCTTTGGTTTTCCTGATGAGGTAAAGTCAGTAGGCTTCCAACCATTAATGACCTGCAATCTGTCTGCTATCTGGTCACGAGAAGCTGGATTAAAAACAATCTCTTTAACCTTATAGGTCTTAATTCCCTTCTGATAATTCCTAGTTACATTGTTAACTTTAGGAATGAAGGGTGTCTTTACTTCCCAAGGTGGAAAAGCAGACTGTAGGGATTGAGTTAACTCAGCATGTCTAATCTGTAGAGTAGCCAGAAGTTTCTCAGCTTCGGGAACATTGAAGTGAAACCCGTGAAGCTCTTGTAGCTTAATTACTCTTGCAAAATCATGCTCCAGTTTTAGGCTATCTTCTGATGGTTTCTTATCTAACATTAGTTGGTAGAACTGAAGGTTAAGTTTAAC